GGCGTATCTAAAGAAACCGTTTTCTGACATCCAATATGCAGAACCATCAACTTCTACACATGCGTTCTGTCCAACTAATCCACAGTTAGTTCCAACCTGTGCAAACGCAAAGGTAAAAGGTTGACCAACAAAACGTTGTGTAAACAAAGCTGTGTCGGTCCAAATAAGAATAGAATCTCTACCACGTATTGCTCCTCTGATCTGTGATCCGTCGGCTAGTCTCTGTGTACCAGCTGTATTAGTTGCTGTAGGTGTATATGTATTTATATCCTCTTGGTCTGAGAATCTAATAAACATGTCATCTTGTGTTGATGTATCTCCAATAGTTGTCTCTGTTCCAAAAAATACTAAGTGTCTATCCGGTGTAGATACTAACATGTGACGCGATGCTGTTGGCGCACCTGATATAATACTTGCTCTTGTATTTTCTGCATTTGATGCAGCAGAGTTCCATTCAAACACAGCGCTATCGTGAATTAAACAAATAGCTTTGTCACCAAAATTATCTAATGACCACATACCAGGTTCTAATACTAAGTCACCTGATGCTGCCTCACCCCATGCTACAAAGTCTGTTGTATTTGTTACAGTGTCTCCACCATTGTGAGCAGAGGCTGTTGTCCCTCTTACTTCTCTTGTTACACCTGTTAATTCATTAGATGCACTTATACCTGTGTAAGATATTTCTTCGTCGTTTATTTTGATAATACTAGTTCCTGTGCTTGGAAACAAAGAAGCGTCTGTTAAAATAATTCCTGTTGTAGTAGAACTGTTAATACCTGATGTAATAGTTGTTGTTGCAACTCCTGTTGCTGTTCCTCCCCATGATCCAAGAGACCAACCAAAACCTTTTGCTTGTACAGCTGGACCCACAGGGTAGTAGTGTTGAACTCTAATACCACCAGATGTTGTTGCACCAGACCCTGCTTCGTTTGATGGCATCGTAATCGTAACAGTTGTACTTGATGGTACACTAGTTACCATAAATTTTTTATCATTAAAATCTGCTGCCGCAAAATTAGAATTAGTAATTGATGAAAAGTTATCTAATAAAATTATATCGTTTTCATTTATGTTGTGAGATCCACTAAAAGTTATCGTAACAACAGCTGATCCGTTAGTCGTGGTAAACGCACTTGTAAGCGTTGTTGTAGATTTAATTGGATGTATGTCGTAAAATATACCACCAGAGTATGCGTATAAAATTCTGTTTGTTCCAATGATTGCATACTTTCTGCTTTTACTGTTTATAAAATGATGAAGTCCTCTACCAGCTCCAGTTAATTTACTGTCCCCTAGTTGTCTCCAACCACCTATTTTTTCAGGTGTGCCATATCTAAATCTAACATTATCACAGTCTATCCACTGTGATTCTGCTCCAGTAGCTGTAACTTGTTTATTGATTCCAGGTGCAAAACCTATTTTTTGTAGCATACGACTCCATTATAATACTATTTTACAAATGAAGGTAGACCTAGCATTGGTCTTCCATCAAACTTGTTTTTGTCTGCAAATGGGCCATTTACATGATTATAATGTAGAAATACTTGGCCACAAATGTTCCCGTCAAAAGGCTCTCGCCAATGTTCGAGTTCGCAACCACTATATACTAGCATATCTCCTACTTCAAGCAAGACTTTAGTCCCTTTGGGTGCATTGGGCTTGTGTATGTTTTTATACTCGTCTATGACGCTGTTAGCCCCCGTACCGTCGATAAATATAGGCCATGGATCTCCACCTAGGTTTATCGTAGTAGATATCTCACAAGAAGGTCTGTCTTTATGTCTTTTTAATTCATCACCTTTTTTATAAGCTCTTGCATAAGAATAAGTTGGTATTAATTGTAAGCCTGTTTCTTCTTGCATTCTAGGTAATACTTTCATTAACAAGGTTTCCATAACCATATCTGCATAATGTGAATAAGTATTAGGTATTTGTTGATCTGTCCAAGTACCCAACATTCCTGTATCGGCTACAATATTATTACTATACATAAACTCAACTGCATCACGTTTTAGTAAAAAATAGTTAAATATAAAATTAGCTAAATCATAACTAATTGCATTTTTGATTACTTGATATTTATTGAAAGCCATGTTGTATAAAATTAAAACTTACTGATATTCTTATATCATTTGATTGATTGGGTTCAACACTATGCCAAAGATAAAAAGGAAACATTATAATTCTACCTTCTTTAGGTTCTAAATGAACTTCTCTCCATAAATGTTTTGGTGGTCTACCTTTTTTTCTTATTGGCATGTTTAATTGAACTCCTGGTCTAGGATCATTACAAACTAAATTACCAGATTCTTTTGGAGCTTTTATATAATAGACTCCACTAAATAAACTATTGGGGTGTATGTGTGGAGCGTTAGAGCCGCCTGGTGGATTTATATTAGCCCACATATTACCTAACACAGGTTCTCTGTCTAACCATTCTTCTTTCCATATATCATTCATCATTACAAACAATTCATTTACTAAAGGTTGATACACAGGCATCTTATGCATTTCTGTTGTAGAGTGCCAACCATTACGATTTGTTTTTTTAATACCTGGATCTCGTTTAGACCACTCAACTATTTCATTAGCAAATAATTGATTATCTAATTTTATGTCTTTGCCATATATAGTTGTTGGAAAAAATTGTTCTTTAATCATCTAAAAGGTTTACCTCCAAACCAAACTACGAGAGATCTTCTTACACCTCTTGTTACTGGTTGTACTCTATGATTTATAAAAGATGCAAAACAGATTGCATGTCCTTGTTTAAGTTCTCCAAATTTACCTGGAGACATTAATTCTAAATGTCCACCTTCAAACTCTGATGGATCACTTAATAGTAGTGTCATTGATATTTTTCTTACAGGTGGTTCGTGTTTCATGTGTACATCACAATCCATATGCCAATCATAAAAACCGCCTTCTGGATATTCTGTAAATTGAGCTTGTTCTGTAACTTGTATGTCTCCAAAACCAAAATGGTTTTCGTTAGCTGCTTGTATAAATTTATTAAGGTCTTGATACATGTGACCCATTTCTTTAAACGGTATCCAAGATATTGTTGTAACTCTTTTATTTGTATCTGTGCCACCTTCAGGTCTATTCATACCTACCTTCGCTTGTTGTGGTGGTTGACGTCTACCACATTCTATAATTTGTCTACATTGATCTGGTGTAAATAATGGTGTTGTTGTTTGTATTATCCAACTCTTCCATTTGGGTTCTGTTATAATTTTATTTTCGTACATTAACTTGCTCCTCTATTTCTAATTGGATCATATTCAACATCCATGTTTGCTGCAAGAGTTCTTCTATACCCTGGTCCGTTAAAAGGATATACACAATGTCTCATGTCGTATGGAAAAATATAAAAATCTCTTTCAACAATATTAGGTTGATAATCTATTTTTGCAAACTGACCAGAGGCTGATCCTAATATTTGTAGTTTACCATTTTGTGGTTCATCTGGTGATGAATATTCAACACCGAAACTTTCAGGTAATTTTAAAATCATAACACTAGATAAACCTGTATGTATAGTTCCTTGATGCACGTGCACTGGATTGTATTCATGTTCAAACATTTGGTTTATCCAAACAGAATTAAAATGTAAGTTGTATTCTCTAATTTTGTTCCATTCTAAATAATGTCTAAACATAGAATGAAACCAGACTAAAACATCTCGTGGTAATAAATTATGTCTAGTCATTCTAGGACCATCTTGACCATCATAAAATAAACTGTGTTCTTTTTCTATTTTACCAACAAGTTGTTTATTAGCAGGTTTTAATTCAGGATATTTATTTTCATATATTGAATTAAGCACATAAAATATTTCTAAAGGTACTTTATACTTTAAAATAGATTGCCCTAAAAATATAAAATCAAATTTATTCTGGCTTAGATCCGAGGTCATTTGTTAGTTGTTCTTTCTTATTGTAAATCATTTCTCCTGATTTTTTAACTCTTTCTATTGTTTTTAATTGACCTAACACATTAAATATTTCTGGTTGTGAAGAACCAGACGATAATGTTTCTGCTTTATTTTTCATAATGTGATGATAAGATTCTAATTGGTGTCTGTTAACATCTTTTGTATCAAATGATCCATCATCAAACTCTTTCTTTAACGTAGACCAAAGTTTAATTTCTCTCATACGATCTTTAGCAACTAAT